CGTGAGTGCTCTCACCACGTCCCAAGCTGTCCAGACCTCGGACATCAAGCACATCTTGGATCATTTGGCGCGAGTCAACGGGCGGCTCGGCAAGTCCGAAGACCGCCTATCGTCGCTCGAAAACGATAGGGCTGAACAGCGCGGGGCGTGGAAGTTTATCGCGCTGATCTCGTCGATACCGGCCGCGCTGGTGGCGTCAATCTTCACGTGGCTGGCGAATCACGGGGGCAAGTAATGGCCAATTTAAACCGCGTGTGGAAGCGGTGGATGGCTACTGGGTGCCTGCACAGCACGCACGCCTGCGCGGAGTACCAGCGCAACGTCCGAGCATTCAAGGCGGCATTCCACCCGGATCGGCATATCGAACTGGGCGACCTCCTAGAAACTACCGCCCTCCGATCCGGCGCCCGCGGCACGAAGGACGAAGCTGAACCGCTGGAGCCAGACGTGAACAAGGGGCTGGCGTGGCTCGCTGAAATGGAGCCGTCGGACTGGCTGTTGGGCAACCACGACGACCGAATCATCCAGCTACTCTCCCACCCGTCCGCTATCGTCGCCGAACTTGCCCGCCGCCTCTGGTCCGACATGCAAGCGGCGGCAGAAAAAGCCGGGGCGAAGATCCACCCATACGACATCGAGCGCGGCTGGATTCGCGTGGGGAACATGTACATGGGGCACGGGTACATGCACAACATCAACGCCCTTCGCGATCACGTCGAAATGATGGGCGGGAATGTCGTCATGGCGCACTTGCACGTGGCGCACACATTCCGGGCGCGCAATCACGGCGGGCACTGGGGCGTATGTGTCGGCACTGGCGGCGATCCGCGCACGATGGGATACGCGCGGCGGCGGCGGCAGACGTTGGCCTGGAATCACGGCATCGCCTACGGCGAGTACGCGGACAATGACAGCACAATGCAACTCCTCCAATGGAACTGCGCACACGGCGCGAAGGAGTCACCACGATGGCTAATCTCCTAGCAGACCTCGCCGCCGCATTGGCCGACGGCGGTATGGAAACCCCGCCCGATGGCTATTGGACCACGCTGCAGCACGCCGAAGCCGCGGGCTTGAGCATCCAGCAAGCCAACAAGATCATCAAGGCCGGCGTGCTGGCCGGCAAGGTGGAGCGCAAGACGTTCCGCATCCGCAACGGCGCCCGCGTGGTGCCCATCCCGCACTATCGGGTGATCCTATGACCCGCGAACGCTGGGCGCTGATGCTGGGCGAGTGGTGCGCCATCCTCGGCATCACCGAGCCGCCGCGCTTGCTCATCGTCCCGGCGTCCGAGATCCCCGGCGATGATGCGCGCGCCGACTTTGACGACTGCCGGGCAACGCAGTGGACAGTTAAGATTCGCCGCGGCCTCCACAAAGACCCCGACCTCATCATCTGCCACGAGCTGCTACATGTCCGCACCGGGCTCACCGACGCCACGCATGAGGCGTGGATCTGCGACGTTGCGGCGGCGTTGGTGGCGCTTAAGCGGCGGGCTGGCACTTATGATTACGCTGCAACGCTCGCGCGGCTGTCATAGCGCCGCAAGGGCAACGCGGGTACCGCCGCGGCGGGCCTCCGTTGCGCCCTCCGGTTTTGGTCTTGCGGAGGGCTTGCAGGGCGACGGCGGCGGGGTTTTTCGGGTTGGTCATGCTGTCAACCCCTGATACACCGCCGCAAACGTCGCGTTTGGCGAAGCCGGTAGCTGTCGATGGCGAGGGTCTTCAGTGTCCGCCCAAGCGTTGCGGATAAATTCGTAGGCGGCAGTTACGCCGGGGTAGTCGGCAGGTGCGAACGCGTCTCTGACGCTGGCGGCTGCTTCAACTGCGGCTGCGGCGGATATGTTTAGTTTGCGTTTCATGCTCATCTCCTCTGCGGGCTATGCCGCCCGCTGGCGTTGGGGTTGGGTTAGCGGGTGGCCTTTGCGGACAAGTACGCGGCCTTTGCTTTTTCAGCGGCGCGCAGATAGCGCTGGGCCGTGGTCGGGGTGATTAGCGGGTTGTGGTATTTTTCGACGGCTTTTTGCCACTTGGCATAGGCGGCGTTGATTGCGTCTTGGGTGGTTTGTTGTTCGCTGTTCATACTTTAACTATAAACCAACGCTGCATTACTGTCAAGTCTTTTTAAGGACACCATGAAAAAACTACTTCTTTTCCTTGGCGCGCTGGCCGCCTACGCGCAGACCGTGAGCCTGTCAGACACGCTTACGAACGCCGTTGGCGGGGGCAGCTTTACCGGTCGCGTCACGGTAACCCTCAACGCCCCCGGCAACGCTTCGCCGCTCTACTACTCGACCACCAGCCTGACCGGTTGGCAAGCGGTGTACTGTATCGGCGTAACGGGCGCGGATTGCACGACGACGACCAGCGCGGGCACTTTTGCGGCGACGCTGTACTCCACCAGCACCATCACGCCCGCGGGCACCAGCTACTCCGCGCGGTTTCAGCCGGCAAAGGGCGCGGCATGGTCGGAGGTGTGGACCGTCGAAGCCAGCGATACCAAGCTCTACCAGGTGCGCTCCACGACCGTACCATCGCCAACGGTGATGTTCCAGCCGTCGCAATTGACGGCGGGCGGGGCGTCCAACGGAAGCTGCCTAGTCTTCGACGGTACCGTGTGGGAGCCCGCGGCCTGCGCCTCTGGCGGCGGCTCTGGCACTGTCACGAGCGTGGCGGCAACCGTGCCGTCTATCCTCGCCGTGACGGGCTCGCCAATCACCTCCAGTGGCACCCTGGCGTTTTCGCTGGCAACGCAGACAGCGAACCAAGTTTTCGCCGGGCCAACCTCTGGCGCCGCGGCTACGCCGACCTTTCGCGCGCTGGCATCGGCCGACATCCCGGCCAATGCGGCAAACACGAGCGGCAATGCAGCGACAGCAACGGCGCTGGCGTCAAATCCTACAAACTGCTCGCCTGGTAACTATCCGCTTGGCATCGACGCAAGCGGCAACGTGGAGAGCTGCACGGCAGCCGGCGGTGGCTCGGGCACGGTCACCACGGTATCTGTGACCACCGCCAACGGCGTGTCTGGCAGCGTGGCGAATGCCACGACCACCCCGGCCATCACGCTGACGCTCGGGGCAATCACGCCATCGAGCGTTGCGGCTGTTGGCACGGTCACCGGATCAAATCTAAGCGGCACGAACACCGGCGACCAGACCACAATCACGGGCAACGCCGGGACAGCCACCGCGCTTGCGGCCAACCCTGCAAACTGCTCGGCAGGTACTCTGCCGCGTGGCGTCGATGCTTCCGGCGCTGGCGAGGGCTGCGCGGCCGTCGCGCTGGCGTCTGAGGTCACTGGGACGCTGGCAAATAGCAGCACGACCGCCACCGCGCTCAACACGGCATCGGCCATCGTCGCGCGGGATGGATCGGGCAATTTTGCGGCCGGCACGATCACGGCCGCGCTAACCGGCAACGCTTCGACGTCTACGGCACTGGCGGCCAACGGGGCAAACTGTTCGGCGGGGAGCTTTCCGCTGGGCGTCGATGCGTCCGGGGCCTCCGAAACCTGCACAGCCCTCCCGACCACGATCAGCGGCACGGCCAATGAAATCACGGCGTCGGCGAGTACGGGCGCGGTAACGTTGTCGCTGTCTTCGACGGTCAACCTCAGCTCGAAAACCCTCCGCGTTCCCAACGGCACCTTCCTTCCCGGCGGCTGCACCGTCGGCGACTCCTACATGGACACGGACGCGACAACTGGAAGCCGCTGGTATCTGTGCGAATCCACGAATACATGGGTGGCGCAGGGCGGCGGAAGTTCCGCACCGGGGCCAGACACGCTTTACAGCTTCGAGGAGGACTTTCTGTATTGGTCCACGAGTTCCGGCGCAAAGGGCGAAAAAACATGGTGGAACACCTCCGGGAGCAACGCCAACTCAGGTTTTTACGACGCGACCATTGCCGACCATCCAGGCGTCCCGCGCCTTGCCGTGCTCGACACCGGCAACCACCAACTCTATTGGGGCGGCTCGTCGAATCGCTTCAATTTCGACGCCACCCAAAACTGGATCTTCCTGGTTCGCGCCGACGGCACCACCTCGGATTACGTGTACAAGTGCGGCGTCTCAACGGACCCCGAAACGCACCCGTCGAGTGATGAGGTCGTGATCGAAAAGGCGTCCGCTGATACCACGTGGTTTTACCGCACGCGGGCCTCCAGCACATCGTCTACGCGCGTCAATTCCACGGCCTTAGTCACGACCGGGTGGCTGGCTCTCAAACTGCGCAAGTCTGGCTCTACGTGGTATTTTTCGACCGCTTCCACGATTGCCGGCTTGACGGGCGCGACCGAGTTGAGCATTGCAACCAATATCCCAACAGGTACCTATCGGCCGTTCTGCTACACCTCCGTGGGCGGCTCCGTCACGGGCTGGCACGGGCTCGAATTGGATTACGTGCGGGGCCAGCTTACGATCTCCCGCTAGATGGCAAACACCATGCACCACCCGCAAGCTCTCGCCTACCCGTTTTGCCTCCGTTGCCGTGGTACCGGCTTTGCAAAGGGCTCCATGTGCTTCTGCGCCCAACGTGCGATCGAGCGGGAGCGGGCGGCGTGCCGCGACAAATGGGAAGCGCTCTGGCTCAACCAGCGGCGCGCCCCTGACAACTTTCCACCAACCCCTATCCCGAGGTCTTCATTATGCGAATCGCTGCGCTACTTGCTGCGTCCGCGCTCCACGCGGGCGTTGCCGACATGACTGTAATTGAGTTTGACACCGCCCGCATCGAGGCCGTGGGGGTCACCGTAAAAGTAACCCCCGTTGATGGCAAATGGCTCATCCAAATTCAGCCCCGTTAACCCCCAGCACGACGACCAGGGAAGCCGCTCCACTGTAACAGGTGGGGCGGCTTTTTCTCGTTTACGGGTGCTATATAGCGGTTTGTTTGCGGCGCGTGAGGTTTGGTGTTGACCGGCGCGGCGGGCTGGGGTAACGTTGGGTTGTGAGCAACACAGGAACCACACAAGAGCAGCGCAAAGCGGTACAAATCACGATACTGCCAAGCGTTCGCAAGGACATCGTTAAACGGGCCAAGGAGCTTGGAACGCACCCTGGGCGTCTGGTCGAGTGGGCTTGGGGTATTGCAAGCAAAAAGGAGAAGGCAAAATGAACGGAACACATCGTTATCCGTCAAACGCCGCCGCGCTACCGCTGCCAGCCGGGGCAAAGCGCGCGGGGGAGCTGATGCAGCGCGACATGCAGCGCAAGCTGCGCACAGGAGAGGCGTTCGACCTGCTGGGCCGCATCGCCCGCGCCGATAGCCGGGGCGACTTCGCGCTGGTTGGCACGCTGATCGAAGAGGGCCGCGGCCTCATCACGGAAACGGGAGGTGCGTTGTGAAGCCGACTAACGTAGAGATTCGCTTGTGGCGGTGCCAAGATTACATCGGAGCGGCGCGAATGATGCGCAGCCGCACCGGCGCAAGCTGGCTGGATTGCATCACGGCGCTCCGCTCGGGCGGTGCGGCATGATCGGCTGGGGCGGCGGGCCGGAAGACCTGCGGACGCTTCAGCGGCGCTCGGATTTGATCGCGGCGGCGGCTGCGCTGGTGTGGGTGGTGGCTTGGGCGGTGACGCGATGAGCGGCCAACGGCGGGCGAATTGGCGGGCGGAAGCAGAAGGAATTGGCCGCGACGTGGAAGATCGGCTAATGCGACGGATTGAAGCGCTGGAAATGCGTGTGGAGGCACTGACGCTTGCGCAAGACGGACAGTTACTCAGTCTTGTTGACGCGCAGTCCAATCTGCGCCGGCTACGGTTTTCGCTCCTCGGTCTAGCTATCAGCCTCTTGCTGGTGATTATCGCGGTGGCGGTGTCCCGATGACCCGGCGCACCGATGACACGCCGGAAGTCATCTTCCTCGCGCTGTGGTTTTGCGGCGCGCTGGCGATTGGCTCGTGGGTTTGGGAGGTGTTGACATGGTGAGAGATCCGAGGAAAGACCCGCGGCCAGGGGATATAACGACGTACAGCGAACCAGGGCTTACGATTCTGTATCGAGTGACCCGGCTACATGGTGGGCTGGTCTACTTTTCCGAGACGATCAATGGATCAACTACTGAGTGCGATACCTACGTGGAAGACTGGATCGCCGGCTCAGACACAGACGAGGTGCTGCATGTCGAAAGCTGACGCCACATTCATCAACGTCCCCCGCTTCGACGCGCTGGCGGCGCATGTGCCGGACTGCGGAGCCGATGAGCTGGTGTACGAAATCGACCAGCTTGTTTCCATGGCCAAGGACCGTGGACGGGTGGAAGTGGCGGCGCTACTTAAAAAGGCGTTGGCGCAAGCGGTGAAGGAGGGCGAAGATGGGCGCGGTTAATGACCAACGGCGCGAGCTGGGAGTGCCGACAATTGGCAGTCCGGAGAACACCGCAATGATAGCGGCGGCGGCGCTTGACCAACTGATGCACGATGCGCGAAACGCCGGGCTACTAGAGCTAGTGGAAAAGCTGGACGCGGCGTTCCAGCAGGCGGTTGAAGATTGCAAGACAACAACGGAGGAATCATGTTTGAGCGAGCAGTAAAGAGGAACGCAAAACTACGGTTTGCGATTTGCGGGCCGGCTGGCGGTGGGAAGACCTACTCCCTGCTTGAATTGGCGAAGAACCTGGCCGGCGGCGGGAAGGTGGCCGTGATCGACACGGAACACGGCTCCGCCAGCAAGTACGCGGATTTGTTCGAGTTTGACGTAGTGGAGCCGTCCACATTTGACCCGCGTGAGCTCGTCAAAACGATTGACGCAGCCGTGGAGGGAGGCTATGCGGTCATCGTCGTGGATTCGCTGTCCCATTACTGGATGGGCAAGGGCGGAGAGCTGGACATGGTGGACGCGGCGGCGAAGCGGTCAAGCGGCGGCAATACGTTTGCTGCGTGGAAGAACGTCACGCCGTACCATCAGGCGCTGGTGGACAAGATTCTATCCGCGAAGATTCACGTGCTGGTGTCCATGCGCACGAAGACGGAATGGGTCATTGAAGAAGTGAACGGCAAGCGGTCGCCGCGCAAAATCGGACTTGCGCCAGTCATGCGCGACGGCATTGAGTTCGAATTTGATGTGTGCGGGGAGATCGACCAGGACAACACCCTCACGGTCACCAAGTCGCGCTGCCCGAAGTTGAGCGGGGCGGTTATCAATCGGCCTAGTGGGGATATGGCGGAAACGCTGCGCGAGTGGCTGCAAGGCGCGCCAGATGACCGTCCGGAGCCGGCGGCATGGGCGCCGAATGAGCCGATGATCCAGGCGTTCACGGAAGCGGCCAAGGATCTTACTGCCGATGACGTGATGTCGGTTTTAAACGACTTCGGCGTAGCGCGTCCGCAGGAGTTCACAGACAAAGCACAAGCAACCGCCTGCTATAAGGCGCTGATGGCGAAAGCCGGAAAGGGTAAATAAATGGCATCACGAAGCATCAACAAAGTAATCCTGATCGGGCATCTGGGGAAAGACGCGGAGGGAAAGTTTCTGCCGTCTGGCGTGAGCGTGGCGAAGTTCAGCGTGGCAACTAGCCGGCGGTGGAAAGACAAGGGCGTGGACGAATGGAAAGAAGAGACGGAGTGGACGAACGTATCCCTATGGCGCTCTGAAAACCTTGTGCCGTATCTCACCAAGGGGAAGCAGGTCTACGTTGAAGGGCGCCTGCAAACTCGCAGCTATGACAAGGACGGGGAAAAGCGGTATTCGACGGAAGTGGTGGCGGACGAGGTGATTCTGCTGGGCGGCGGTGGCGAGAAGCAGGACGGAGGCGGGCTGGTGAGCCAGCCGCGCACGGCACAGCGACCGCCCATCGACAGCGGTATCTCAGACGACGACGTTCCCTTCTGATCCCCGCGGGCAACCGCCCGCGGCCTGCCGTTCTAAATCAGCGCACGATCTCGGAAATCCGCGCGGGACGGCAGACCGGGCGCGAAAAGCTCCCGGAAAAGAGGTAGTCCGTCACGAACCACTGAAAACCTGTTGGATGGATTTGAATTCTAGGCGGGCCGGGGAGTCACTGGCCCGCTGAAAACAAAGGAGAGATATGCCACGCGAAACATGCCATTGCGGAGAGTGCCAACGGTGCCACCGACGCGCGTATTTCGATTCGCAGGACATCGCCGACCTCGCCCGCTGCGCGGCGGCTTGGGCGAAGGTGGAGCGGAGTAGCAACCCGATGATTGAACGCCGGAACTGGCCGCAAGGGGCTAAGTGGTATTTTGGGCCAGGTGGCCGATCTACTGGTAGCGGCCCCACCGCCATCGCCGCCGTTGAAGCCGCGCAGGAGGTGAAGCTATGAGCAGATATTTCAAGATGCCATCTCCGCAGACGGTAGAGATTGCCGGGGTGAAATGGAGAGAGCATTACCAGTGCTATATGGTGAAACTAGTCGGAGTGCTGGAGTTGTCGTTTACTTACCGCACGGGGTTATTTGACGTAATGGCAATGGGCCAGCTTATCGGTGCCGCTGACAATGTGGAAGCGGCGGCTCAGATGGCGATTGCCGAAGCGCGGCGGATAAACGCGGCTCTAACGAAGCGACTGGCCGATATACCGGAGGTGACCGATGCGAACAAAAGCTGAGGCGCTGGCGAATCACATCAGAAAACGTGTGGCACTCCGCGCCATCGAGCGTAGAAAGGATCGGATCGCATGAATTGGACAAGAGCGCACGACGCATGGATTGCCGAGCATTGCGAGGGACTGGAGGTATCGACCGAGTTTGGCGCGGAGCCGCACGAGATCCGTTTTAACGGTCCGTGGAAGCCCGTCGCCGCCTACAATACCGACCCCGCCGCCTGCATCCGGGCGGCCGAGGCGTGGCGGAAGAAGCTAGTTGGTCGGTCATACCGCGTCTTTTCGGCCATTGATCACGCAGATAACTCTGAGCCAGAAACAGCTTATTGCGATGGTCCATGCCGCTCTCCGATAAGCTCCGCTGAAGGACCATTCGGCCTCGCCCAAGCACTCTACCGCGCCAGCGGAGGACCAGCATGAAGACCATGAGACTCAACCGAGCCGAATCCATCGCCTACGCCAACGGAGAGCGGCGGTTCTGGCGGGCGGGGCGAGTAACTATGAGCCACACCATCAATCACCCGCAAGGTCACCCGCGCCAGTTGGTCCACTTGTGCCCCTACGGCCAGCCCGGCCACCTGGTTAAGCTGTCCGGTGGCGAAGTGGTCGAGGGCGTCTTTATGCTCACCGCCATCACCGTCGAGCAGCGCTGCGGGCGCTGGGGCTGGGTTGTGGAGGTGGCATCTTGACCCCCGCCCGCGCGGCGGAGGTGCTGCGGTACACGAAACTAGTCGGTCCAGAAGACTGGGACGCGGCGAGAGAGATGGGCGCTGAGGCGCTGGAGCTGCTGCAGTGGTGGTTTACGGAGGCAAACGAGCCACAACGCGAGGCAGTCAGAAGGCAACGCGATCAAGAGGGCACGGAATGGACTAGCGGCCAATGGATAGCAGTGGCGCGGGCCGAGTGGGAGAAGGAGCGCCGCACATGACCCGCCAACCGCCGGCCCTCGCCCGCATCGCCGAACTGGAGCGCGTCTACGCCGACGAGTACCCGACGACGCCGCGTGAGCAACGGAAGCGCTGGGCGGTCGAAGGGGCGCAGTATGAGGCGGAGGAGCGGGACGCGATAAAGAACGAAGGCAGCGAATGAAGTGGGGTTGGAGCAGAAGCGACGCGAAAACTTGGCGTTTCAACGCTGATTGGAGTGTCGTTTATGACGGCCACCGGTGGTATGTCGTTTGGGCCGGGAATTGGCTACACGAGGATTACGGGAGCGATGCGCTGGCAATCGCCGCGGCCGAAGCCAAAATGATTGACTGGAAATTTTAACAACCAGGCCAATGCCGACGGCCTGAAACGAAAGGGAGTAAATGAGATATAAACAATGGGCGCCGGGTGATCCGTGCAAGCGGTGCGGTACGCCTATCGCCACGCTGGCTGATAAATTCCAGCCGCGCAACAGCATCTGCAAGCCGTGCGGAAACGCTCGGCGAGCGGTTAAAACAGACAAACTACGCGCAAACGCCGCGGTACCATGCACGCAGTGCCAGCGCCTGATGCTCACATGGACCGAGCGCCGGCGCGGAACGTGCAAAGCGTGCCGGGCAGACAAACGCTGCGCGTGCGGGTCCGTGCTGCTACAGAGCGATATGCGCTACGCCCGCTGTGCTCTATGCCGCAAGACAACGCGCGCTGAACGTAAGGAGATCCGCTGGTGCGGCTGTGGCGGCCAGATCGAGCAAAAGCGCCGTTACGCCAAGATGTGCGAGAAGTGCGCAACGAAGGCGCGGACGGACGCAGGGCGCAAGGGTGCCGCAACCATGCGGACAATATTGAAAAACAGCCGCCCGATGGCAGCGCACGCCGTTCAGGTGCCGATGAATACGGGCGAGTACCGGCCGCCAATGACCAGGGCGGAGGCGCTGGCACAGGATCGGGGGAACGATGACCCGGCGCGGTCGGCGTGGATTGACTTGGTGTGTGCGCGGCGGGTGGGGGTGCGGGGATGAGCGGCTACCGGGCGTTTCTCAATGGGAAGCACGTTCAGCCGCAACCATCCGGCATTTCCGGAGAGTTCGACCTCAACAGCAAACTTTTCGGCTTCCAAAAGCAAAGCATCACGCGGGCGCTGAACGCTGGTAAGTTCGCACTATTCACGGAGTGCGGGAGCGGCAAAACAGCCATGCAAGCGGAATGGGCGCGGCAGGTCTGCCAACGTACTGGCGGTGACGCGCTGATACTGGCGCCGTTAGCCGTCACCGCGCAAACTGTAGCGGAAGGCGCGAAGTTCGGCGTTGAGATCACGCAATGCCGAAGTCAAAAGGACGTGCGCCGCGGCGTCAATGTCGCCAACTACGACATGCTCAAGCATTTCGACGCGGGCCACTTCGACGCCATCGGACTGGATGAGTCGAGCATCCTGAAGAACTTCACCGGTGCGACGCGGCGACTTTTGCAAGATTCGTTCGCCAACACGCCCTATAAGCTGTGTTGCTCGGCTACGCCGTCACCAAATGACCACATGGAACTCGGCAACCACTCGGAGTTCCTAGACATCATGAGCGGCGCCCAAATGCTCATGCGGTGGTTCCTGAACGACACCATGAAGGCGGGCGGCTACCGGCTGAAAGGCCACGCAGAGGCGGACTACTGGCGCTGGGTGGCGTCGTGGTCAGTGTGCATGGAAAAGCCGTCAGACCTTGGGTTTTCCGATGACGGATGGGTGATGCCAGCGCTGAATATCCACGAGGAGATCGTCTCCGTCGATCAATCCATTAACGCCAACGGCCAACTCTTCCGGGTGGCGGACGTATCGGCGACGGGACTGCATCGGGAGATGCGGCTGACGGCACCGGCGCGGGCGGCTCGCGCTGCCGAGATCATCGGCGACTCAAAAGAGCCGTGGTGTATCTGGTGCAACACCAACTACGAGGCGGACGAACTAATGCGCGTCATCGACGGAGCCATCGAAGTGCGCGGCGACGAGCGGACGGAAGCGAAGGAAGAGAAGCTACTTGGCTTCACTAACGGCGCGTTCCAGCGCATCGTCACGAAGCCATCAATCGCGGGTTTTGGCATGAACTGGCAGCACTGCAATAAGCACATATTTTGTGGGCTGTCCTACTCCTATGAACAGTTTTATCAGGCTGTTCGCCGGTCCTGGCGCTTTGGCCAGACGAGGCCGGTGGACGCCTACATGGTCATCGCGGAAACAGAAGGGCCTGTTCTTAAAACGATCCGCGAAAAGCAGAAAAAGCACGAGGAAATGAAAGCGGCCATGGTTCACGCGATGGCGGCAATTCAAAACGGGACCGGGCGGCGCCAGCTTGCATCGGCCGTCGGCACAAAGCAAATGAATCTTCCGAGGTGGATCTAATGAACGTGATTTTAGACGAGCGGCACGGCCGCAACTGGGCGCTCTACAACGGCGACTGCTGCGAAGTCATCAAGGGTATACCCGACGAGTCGGTAGACCTGACGGTGTTTTCGCCGCCGTTTTCCAGCCTGTACATGTACTCTGACTCCGAGGCCGATATGGGCAACTGCGCGAGCGACGAGGAGTTCTTTGCGCACTTCGGATTCCTCGCGCCGGAACTGCTTCGCGTGACGACGACGGGCCGGTTGTGTGTGATGCACGTCAAAGACCTGCCGACGTACCGGAACAGCGACGGGGCGAGCGGATTGCGGGACTTTCCAGGCCAGTGCATCGCCGCTATGGAGCGCGCCGGGTGGACGTTCCATAGCCGGGTGACGGTCTGGAAGTGCCCGGTGACGGAGCGGGAGCGCACGAACAACAACGGGCTACTCCATAAAACCGTGATGCGCGACTCCTCGCAGATCCGGCAGGGCATGGCTGACTACGTGCTGGCGTTCCGCAAGACGCCGCCCGGTGACAATCTCAGCACAAAGCCAATCGAGCGGCCGAACGGGTTCGAGCGATACATCGGCGATCTGGAGCTCGACCCGCGCGAGACTGACCAACACCCGTCGAAATACGCGCGCAAGGGTCGCGACGGACGGACGAGCTTGGAGATTTGGCGGCGGTACGCGGAGCCAGTGTGGTGGGACATCGACCAGACGGACGTGCTCAACTTCCGCATTGCCCGCGACGAAAAGGATGAGAAGCACATCTGCCCGCTGCAGCTCGGGTTGATTCGCCGATGTCTGGAGTTGTGGTCATCGCCGGGAGATGTCGTGCTGTCTCCGTTCGCTGGCGTTGGCTCTGAGGGATTCGTCGCGCTGGACGAGGGCCGCAAGTTCATTGGCATCGAACTCAAGCCGGGGTATTTTTCGACGGCCATCAAGCACCTGGAGAGCGCGGAGGCATATGCCGGTGCGCAAGGAGGGCTATTCGATGCAGCCGACTGACAACCCCATCGCCACCGCCCAGCGCGAGCAGCGGGAAGCGGCGGCGCGGTACATCGCGGACGGGCACCCGATGGCAGAGTTGGGCATGGGCGACTGGTTCGCGGAAGAGTTTCTGATGGAGCAGGAGGCGCGCGATGCAAGAATACAGTGCGTGTGAGCCAATCCCCGGCTTTCCATGGATTTTCAAAGCCATGCGGAGGGCGAAGGTAATCTACTATCAACCTCAATGGCATTATTTAGACTGGGAAGCCATCCCGGCTGAATTGCAAAGGATAGAGGATAGCGTTGATACGCTAGGTGTCAAACTTGGCGCGTGGATGACGCTAGTTCGCAGCCGGGAGGCCGGTGGCGGATCTTATTGGGTGCCCAAGTTTATCATCAAGTACGACGATCCAGGGCACACATGGGAGCCGCATTGGGCGCAACGCGGTAAAGAGGCCCAACCATGACCCGCCCCTGGACCCTAGCTGAATCCCGCCTGATCGCCGAGCGCGTGATGGAGTGGCAGGTATTCGAGTTCCGCGGGCGGCTATGGCTGCGGAACTTTGACGACAGGCCGAAGTGGATGCAGTCATCGGAAGTGCCAGACTGGCCGCGCGATCCTGCCGCCGCGGCGATGGCGCTGGCCGCGATTCAGAT